CGGCAATCGCCTACAACAACGGCCAGGAGCAGAAGAAGGCCGCCGAAAAGGCAAGCCAGCAGGCCGAGGCCAACGCCAAGAAGCAGGAGAAGGCCGCCGACGAGGCGACCAACCGCGCGAACACCAAGCGGGCCGATACCGGCGCCGCGCTCGACTCGGCGACCCAGGCGGGCAAGGCCGGCGCATCCGGCACCATGCTGACCGGGCCGCAGGGCATTGACCCGGCCGCGCTGAATCTCAGCAAGAACACGCTGCTGGGGTCTTAACCATGGCCGAAATCTCCAAGCGCAAACTACTGCTATCGCGCTGGGGGCAGTTGCGTAATGAGCGCGAAAGCTGGATGGCGCACTGGAAGGAAATCAGCGACTACCTGCTGCCGCGCTCGGGCCGCTTCTTCGTCGATGACCGCAACCGGGGCGACAAGCGGCACAACAACATCTACGACAGCACGGGCACCCGCGCGCTGCGCGTGCTCGCCGCCGGCATGATGGCCGGCATGACCAGCCCGGCCCGGCCCTGGTTCCGCCTCACCACGTCCGACCCGCAGTTGGATGAGTCGGCGGCCGTCAAGGCGTGGCTGGCCGACGTGACCCGCCTCATGCAAATGGTGTTCGCCAAGTCCAACACCTACCGCGCCCTGCACTCGATGTATGAGGAATTGGGCGCCTTCGGCACGGCCAGCACCATCGTGCTGGCGGACTTCAATTCCGTCATCCACCACTACACGCTGACCACGGGCGAGTTCGCCATGGCCGCCGACCATCGCGGCCAGATCAACACGCTTTACCGCGAATTCCAAATGACCGTGGCGCAAATGGTGCGCGAGTTCGGCCGCGACAATTGCAGCCCGACCGTGCAAACCCTGTTCGACCGTGGCGCCCTGGAACAGTGGGTCACGATCATGCACGCCATCGAGCCGCGCGTCGACCGCGACGTGACCAAGCGCGACGACCGCAACATGGCGTGGAAGTCGGTCTATTTCGAGCACGGCGGCAACGAGGACCAGATCCTGCGCGACTCGGGCTTCAAGGAATTCCCGGCCTTGTGCCCGCGCTGGGCGGCGACCGGCGGCGACATCTACGGCAACTCGCCAGCCATGGAAGCGCTGGGCGACATCAAGCAATTGCAGCACGAGCAACTGCGCAAGGCCCAGGGCATCGACTACAAGACCAAGCCCCCGCTGCAGGCGCCCACGTCCTTGAAGTCGCGCGACGTGGATACATTGCCCGGCGGCATTTCCTTCGTGGATTCGGCCGCCCCCAACGGCGGCATCCGCTCGGCCTTCGAGGTCAATATCGACCTTTCGCACCTGCTGGCCGACATCCAGGACGTGCGCGAGCGCATCAAGGGCAGCTTCTACGCCGACCTGTTCCTCATGCTCGCCAACGGCACCAACCCGCAAATGACCGCCACCGAGGTGGCCGAGCGCCACGAGGAAAAGCTGCTCATGCTCGGGCCGGTGCTGGAACGGATGCACAACGAAATCCTCGACCCGCTCATCGAAATGACCTTTTCGCGCATGGTCGAGGCCAATATCGTGCCGCCCCCGCCGGACGAATTGCAGGGCATGGAACTGAACGTCGAGTTTGTCAGCATGCTGGCCCAGGCGCAGCGCGCGATTGCCACCAACTCGGTGGATCGCTTCGTCGGCAACCTGGGCGCGGTGGCTGGCATCAAGCCGGAAGTTCTCGACAAGTTCGACGCCGACCGCTGGGCCGATGCCTACGCCGACATGCTCGGCATCGACCCCGAGTTGATCGTGCCGGGCGAACAGGTGGCAATGATTCGCAAGCAGCGCGCCGAGGCGGCCCAGGCCCAGCAGCAGGCCGCGCTACTCAACCAAGGGGCGGACACCGCGCAAAAGCTGGGCAGCGTGGATACCAGCAAGCAAAGCGCGCTCACCGACGTGACCCGCGCTTTCAGCGGTTACACCTAAGAGGAAACCCAACATGATCGACATGAAACTCAAGCCCGAGGCCAAGACCATGCTCGGCGAGGCCGTGGAATCGGACTCACCCGAGTATCCCTATGGCCTGCGCATCTGCCTGGACAACGAGAGCCTGACGAAACTCGGCATCACCGAACTGCCGCCTATCGACGCCGAGTTCAAGGTGACCGCGCTCGCTTGCGTGGTCAGCGTCAGCCAGCACGAAAGCCAGGGCAGCGACAAGCCGCACCGCTCGGTCGACCTGCAAATCGAAATGATGCAACTGGCGCCCGCCAAGGAGGAATCCGGCGAGGGTGGGACATCCCAGGCGCAGCGGCTGTACGCAAACAGCGGCATGAATTCGTAAAGGGTGCGCGTACTGCGCCCCATGCCCAATAGATTGCGCACATGAGCAATTACGACCCGACCGACATTCGCAGCCAGGAGCGTGCAAAGGCCGACACCGACCTGCGCAGCAAACTGGCGAAGGACACGGAAGAGGCCGACCTCAAATGGCTCATGGGCAGCAAGCGGGGGCGTCGCATCGTGTGGCGCTTTCTGGACCGAGCCGGGGTGTTCCGGCTTTCGTTCAATACCAACTCGATGACGATGGCGTTCAACGAGGGGAACAGGAACGAGGGCCTGCGCATCCTGGCGCAAATTCACACGCTCTGCCCGGAGCTTTACCCCGTAATGGTGAAGGAACAGATCCATGACAACCGAAACGATGATGACGGAAGCCGCAACGACCACTGAAGGCGCCACCGCATCTGAACAGGCCACCCAGCAATCCGCTACTGGTGCGGGTGAAGGCGGCCAACAGCAGCAAGCGACCGAAGGGCAAGGCACCCAAGGCCAACAGGCCGAAGGCACCAAGACCGAAGGCGAGCAGGGGAAGAAGCCGGAAGGCGCACCCGAGAGCTACGAGTTCAAGGCACCCGAGGGTGTGCAGTTCGACGACACCGTTATCGGCGCTTTCTCCGAAGTCGCCAAGGAATTGAACCTACCCCAGGACCAAGCGCAAAAGGTACTCGACAAAATGGCCCCGGTTATCGCCGCGCGCCAAGCTGAACAGTTCCAGGCCGCTCGCACCGAGTGGGCGGAAGCCGCCAAGACCGACAAGGAATTCGGCGGCGAAAAACTGGCCGAGAACCTGGGCACCGCGAAGAAAGCGCTCGACGCACTCGCCACGCCCGAACTGCGCACGCTGCTGGAAGAGTCCGGCCTGGGCAATCACCCCGAGGTGATCCGGGTGTTCTACCGGGCGGGCAAGGCAATCAGTGAGGACCGTTTCGTGTCCGGCCAGGCTGGCAAAACCAACCAGGGCGACGCGCGACGGCTGTACGCAGCATCCAACATGAATCCGTAAAAGGAGAACAGCAAAATGGGAACCCTTTCCACTACGAACCCGACCCTGGCCGACGTTGCAGCCCGCATGACTGCGGACGGCAAGATCGACCCGCAGATCGTTGAAATGCTCAACGAAACCAACGAAATCCTCGATGACATGACCGTCATCGAGGCCAACGGTTTCACCGAGCACAAGACCACCGTCCGTTCCGGCCTGCCGGCTGGTACGTGGCGCAAGCTGAACTACGGCGTCCAGCCCGAGAAGTCCCGCACCGTTCCGGTGAAGGACAGCATGGGTATGCTGGAAACCTACGCCGAAGTCGACAAGGCACTGGCCGACCTCAACGGCAATTCTGCCGCCTGGCGCCTGTCCGAAGATCGCGCCTTCGTCGAGGGCATGAATCAGACGATGGCGACCACGCTCTTCTACGGTGATTCCAGCGCCGACCCCGAGAAGTTCATGGGCCTGGCCCCGCGTTACAACAGCCTTTCCGCTGAAAACGCCATGAACATCATCGACGCTGGCGGCACCGGCAGCGACAACGCCTCCATCTGGCTGATTGTGTGGGGTCCGAACACCTGCCACACCATCTTCCCGAAGGGCTCGGCGGCCGGCCTGCAATCGCGTGACCTCGGCGAGCACACTCTGACCGATGCGGCCGGCGGCCGTTACCAGGGCTACCGCACCCACTACAAGTGGGACATCGGCGCTGTGCTGCGCGACTGGCGCTATGTGGTCCGTATCGCCAACATCGACGTGTCCGACCTGACCAAGAACGCGGCGACCGGCGGCGACCTCATCGACTTGATGACCCAGGCGCTTGAACTGGTGCCGAACATCGGCATGGGCCGCCCGGCTTTCTACATGCCGCGCAAGATTCGCAGCTTCCTGCGTCGTCAGATCACCAACAAGGTGGCCGGTTCGACGCTGACCATGGAAGAAGTGTCCGGCAAGAAGGTTGTCACGTTCGACGGCGTGCCTTGCCGCCGTACCGACGCGCTCCTGCTGACCGAGGCCCGCGTGGTGGCGTAACCGGCTGGGGGCGGGTAATACCGTCCCCGCTCAACGATTCCAGAAAGGACAAAACATCATGTTTATTGATAAAGCGCTTCAAGTCTCGAACGAGCAAGCCGTCACCGTGTCGGCTGCTTCGACCGACTCTATCGACTTTGGCCAGCCCAACCCGAACGTCGGCCTCGATGACCGCAGCAACATGGTCATCACCGTGGATGAGTCGGCCGACAAGTCGTCATTCCGATGCCGACCAAGCTGCGCCGCTACTGCCGGGTGTACTACACCGTTGGCACTGGCCCGCTGACTGCCGGCAAGTTCTCCGCACAGATCGTTACGGGCATCCAGCAGAACATCGCGCAGCCCGATAGCGCTCGCATCGCTTAATGAGGTGACAGCATGAAAGTGATTGCAACCAAGCTGGGCTATTTCGGAAAACTGCGCGAGCCGGGCGACGAGTTCGAGGTGCCGGACGGTACCAAGGGCTCGTGGTTCCAGCCGGTCGAGCAGAAGGCCAACGGCAAGGGCGGCAAGAAGCCCGAAGCCCAGGCCAACGAGAAGCCCGCCGACGACCTGGTTTGATCTTCTCCAAGGTGGTAGCCAGCAGCTTGCGGGGGCCTTGCGCCCCCGTTTTTCTAGGAGGTGCCCATGGCCTCGGAAGTTGATATTTGCAACCTCGCGCTCGCGCGCCTGGGCGACAACGCCACGGTGGCGAGCATTGACCCGCCCGAGGGCTCGGCCCAGGCGGAACACTGCGCGCGTTTCTACGCCGTGGCCCGTGACTCCCTGCTGGAAATGCACGCCTGGAAGTTCGCCACGCGGCGCGTGCAGCTTGCCAAGCTGACCGTGCCGTCCTGGGACTGGTCCTTTGCCTATGCCGAGCCGACCGGCGCGCTCAAGCTGCTGGGGGTGCTCTCGGCCAATGCCTCGAACGATGAGGAAACCCAGCCCTACGAGGCGGAAAGCGACGCCAACGGCGCCGCCATCATCCTGACCAATCAGGAGGACGCCAGCCTGCGCTTCGTCGCCCGCGTGACCGACACCACCAAGTTCTCGCCGCTCTTCGTTGATGCGCTCGCCTGGCTGCTGGCCTCCTACCTGGCCGGTCCGGTGCTCAAGGGCGACGCGGGCGCTGCCATGGCGAAGGCGTGCCTGCAAAGTTTCATGCTCGCCTTCTCCAATGCCAAGGTATCGGACGCCAACCAGCGCAAGGTGCGCCCGGAACACACGCCGGCCTGGATCGCCGGGAGGTAAGCCGTGGCGAACATTCGCACCCTGCAACGCTCGTTCTCGGGCGGTGAAATCAGCCCGGAAATGTTCGGGCGCAACGACGACGCCAAGTATCAGTCCGGCCTCGCACGCTGCCGCAACTTCATTACCAAGCCCCAGGGACCGGCGGAAAACCGCCCCGGCTTCGCCTTCGTGCGTGCAGTGAAGGACTCGACCAAGAAGGTGCGGTTGATCCCCTTCACCTACTCGACGACGCAAACCATGGTCATCGAAATGGGGCCGGGCTATTTCCGCTTCCACACCCAGGGCGCCACCTTGATGAGCGGGGGCGTGCCCTACGAAATCGCCAACCCCTACGCCGAGGCCGACCTGTTCGACGTGCATTATGTGCAGTCGGCGGACGTGCTCACCCTGGTGCATCCGAATTATGCGCCGCGCGAACTGCGCCGCCTGGGGGCGACGAACTGGCAACTGACGACCCTATCCTTCGCGGCCTCGATTGCCGCACCGGGGGCGCCGTCGCTGTCTGCTGCTGGGCATACGGCCGTGAAATACACCTACTATTACGTGGTCACGGCGGTGGATTCCGAAGGCGTCAGCGAGTCGGCCGCCTCGGCAGCGTCGAGCGTGGGCGGCAACCTGTTCGAAACCGGCGCCACCGTGACAATCTCGTGGGCGGCAGTGACCGGCGCCTCGCGCTACAACGTCTATAAGCTGCAAGGCGGCCTGTATGGCTACATCGGCCAAACCACGGGCCTGTCCATCGTTGACGACAACATCAGCCCCGACCTGGGCAAAACCCCACCCCTCTACGACAGCGTGTTCGGCGGGGCCGGCGACTACCCCGGCGCCGTGTCCTACTTCGAGCAGCGCCGATGTTTCGCCGGCACGACCAACAAGCCTCAAAACATCTGGATGACCAAGAGCGGCACCGAATCGAACATGAGCTATTCGCTCCCCATTCGAGACGACGACCGCATCGCCTTCCGCGTGGCCGCGCGCGAGGCGAACACCATCCGCCATATCGTGCCGCTCACCCAACTGCTGCTGCTCACGTCCTCGGCCGAGTGGCGCGTCACGTCGGTGAATAGCGACGCCATCACGCCGAGCACCATCAGCGTGCGCCCGCAGTCCTATGTGGGCTCGTCCAACGTGCAGCCGGTCATCATCAACAACACCCTGATCTACGGCGCGGCACGCGGCGGCCACGTGCGCGAACTGGCCTACAACTGGCAGGCCAGCGGCTTCATTACCGGGGATCTGTCCCTTCGCGCACCGCACCTGTTCGACACGTTCGACATCGTGGATATGGCCTATGCCAAGGCGCCGCAGCCGATGGTCTGGTTTGTCTCGACCTCGGGCCGCCTGCTGGGGCTCACCTACGTGCCCGAGCAGCAGGTCGGCGCCTGGCACTGGCACGACACGGACGGCGTGTTCGAGTCCTGCACCGTGGTGGCCGAAGGCAGCGAGGACGTGCTCTATTGTGTGGTTCGTCGCACGATCAACGGCGCCAGCGTTCGCTACGTCGAGCGCATGGCCTCGCGCCAGTTCTCCGACCAGGCGGACGCCTTCTTCGTCGATTGCGGCGCCACCTACTCGGGCGCGCCGGCCGACGTAATCAGTGGCCTGGGCCACCTCGAAGGTAAAACGGTCAGCATCCTGGCCGATGGTGCGGTGCATCCGCAGCGCGTGGTCACGGGCGGCAGCATCACCCTGGACATTGAGGCCAGCACCGTGCAAATCGGCCTGCCCATCGAGGCGGACCTGCAAACCCTACCGCTCGCCGTGCAGCTACAGGACGGCAGCTTCGGGCAAGGCCGGTTCAAGAACGTGAATAAGGTTTGGCTGCGCGTCTATCGGTCCTCGGGCATCTTCGTGGGACCGAGCGCCAGCGAACTGACCGAGGCCAAGCAGC